TAAAATTGACACATATAGCAATATCAACGTAATTGACTGGAGAGCTGCTCTAGTGGCCCGTGCAGTAGCCTTAAAGGTATACGAGGGGGAAGGTAGCCAAAGAACCTCTACCCACTATCATGCACTCTCTGTGTCGCCCTCATGGGCAAAGCACTATAAACAAGACGGAAGGATTGGCGATCATGTATTCTATACCGCCCCAGATGGAAAATGAGTTAATGTTGATGGGTTTAATCCCCTCGACGAAATTAGAAGAGTTAGAAGAAGTCATAGACCCACGTAAAGAGTGCATGGCTAAAGATTATTACAGGAACCCCTACGATGAAAATGGCGAAGTATTGTTTTAGGGTTATGACTGCCCTATCTGTATTGCTTAATGTGTTGTTGGGCGGTAGTAACAATCAAACATTCTCTGCTAGAAACTGGCAGTGGAAGAAAAACAACAAACCTAATCTTGTGTGGTTGATTGATTTGATTATAGGCAAAGACCACTGCGTAGAGTGTTGGGTTTATTGGAAAGTGAGAAAGGAATGGAAATAATGAAAAAAGGTGAAATTGACGTAGACCTGATTGAGCATATGGGTGATGACCTTACGGTTGTACGTGCTGCAAGAGTGTCGTATGCTAATACATCAGACTGGAACGGTCAGATACACTCAGGGGAATATCGTGTCCTCAGCGATAAGGATATACGCCTGATCAGCTATCTAGCAAAGCATAAGCATACATCACCATTTGGACATGGGTTTGCTACCTTCCGTGTGGATGCCCCAGTGTTTGTCGCCAGACAGTTGGTCAAGCATAAGTTCCTACGGTGGAATGAGATTAGTCGTCGTTACGTGAAGTATGAGCCAGAGTTCTATGAACCATATTGGCGAGAGAAACCTGAGAACTCTAAGCAGGGTTCAGGGGGTCCGATGGAAATTAGTCAAGAGGCTGAAATGATGTATCATGCAACGATACGTAATGCTCTATCAACTTATGATCTGATGATCAAGGAAGGGGTCGCCCCTGAACAGGCACGATCCATCTTACCACAGAACATGATGACCTCATGGTATTGGTCAGGGTCGTTAGACGCATGGGCAGACATGTGTAAGTTACGTTGTGATAAGGATACACAAGCAGAGACACGCATTGTGGCATCTGTGATCTATGGTGAAATGCTAAAGCTGTACCCTGTCTCTTGGGCAGCATTAATGGAGAATGATAATGAAAATTAAAGACGCAGATATTATTGGTGTTGAGTCTGTCGAGGAACATGAAGACGGTAGTGCAACATATCAAATTCACTTTGATGATGATGATGTAAAGACTAGCCTAGCAGAATATGGACTGAAGTTGGTCTTGTATTGTGCCGCCGCTAAGTTGGATATGCAGATAGTCTTTGACTTTATAGAAGATCATATGAGGTATGAGAACGACATACGTCCTATGACCGACGAGGAACGCCAGAGAGCTAAGGAAAAGGCTGAAGCTAATAACCCCTACAGTGAAAATAAGTGTGTTTCCTGTGGTAATATAGCAGCTACAGATTTCTGTGAGTTCTGCCTGAGAGAGGAATAAGAATGACTAATGATGATATCATAAAAATGTGTCGATCCCTTGCGAGGAAATATAACGATCCACAAGAGTATGACGATCTAGTATCTGAAGGTGTTATCAAATGCCTTGAGTTGAGGTCAGAGGGTAAGACAGATAAGAACCTGTTGTATTCTCATGCTCAGTCTTCAATGAACGAATACTATAACATCAAGAGGGCCATTGTACACGTACCAGTGCAAGGTAAAGCTAAAGCTATGACCGCTGATGATGATGTCGATGGTTGGACTGCTATAGCATTACAACAGGCATTGTATGGGGAATCTGTAGAGTATGAAGAGTACATGTCTCAAGTGCCATCGACAGAAGATTTATATGAACATAAAGAGTGGTTGGCTTATGTACAATCTCTGGCTGTATCTAACCTTAATGCAGACGACTGGAAGTTGATGAAGATGCGTTTCTGGGAAGATATGACACAACAGCAAGTGTCAGAAGTGTTGCAAATAAGTCGCCAAGCAGTAACAAAAAGGGAAAAAATTGTACTTTCTAAGTTGCATAGGTTGCTAGACTTGGAAAAAAGTACTTATAAGCAAGTGTCCCCTTTACGTATAACTTAAGTTTTCTGCTTAGGTATACTATAACTACTAGAGAAGGAAACATAAGTATGGAAGCTGAAGTATTAGACTTTATCGACGTAAGTGGTAATCAACCTGTCGTTAATGAAAACATGTTAAACTCGACAGACTACGATAACTGGGTCAAAGAGGGATTGTCGTTAAACAAAGATTATTCAGATTACAAATGGCGTTTGGGTGACTGGTGGAACGAAGGTCACAAGTACGGTGAACGTAAGGCACTAGTGGAAAGTGAGGATTGGGATGGGCCATCATACTCGACCTGCAAAAACACTGCTGCGGTCTGTTCTACTTTTGAAAAGGCCCGACGTCGGGCCAATCTCACGTTTGGTCATCACTTGGAGACAAACGACCTCCCCAGGGAAGAACAAGACAAACTGTTAGACGAGTGTGAACGTGAGGGTCACTCAGTCATGCGTCTTCGTCAACGTGTAAAAGAAGTTAAATCTTTCTTGTCGCAAGGGTGGACACAAAGTCAGATGGATCGTCGCCGTAAGATTGAGAAAGGTGGTGTAGCATTAGCAAACCTAAGTAAGGGGGATGATGGTGAACCTGTAGATAGTGCATTACTATACTGGGCTGAGGCTGAAGGTCTTGACGTAAAGATTACTCGTGGCACTGATTGGGGTAACCCTTTTGTCATTGGTGAAGATGGTGATCGTGAGACTGTGATTAATAAGTATCGCAAGTATCTCGACATGAAGGACGGTCTTTTGCATCGTCTTAAATCAGGTGAACTGTCAGGTAAACTTCTTGTATGTTGGTGTTGTCCTGATGGTTGTCATGGTGATGTTCTGATTGAGAAAACGAAAGAGGCAAACAAATGATTATTGAAGATGCAATCCTACTAGGTAAGACACATCCAGAGATAGATCGTCAGGGTCGTCAGACTGTATGCAGTATCTTTTTCTCACCAGAACTACGTCAGTTTCTTCGGGTCTATCCGTTAGCCATGAAGAACCTACCACCAGACTTTTCTGTCTGTGAGATAAAACTTGAACGTAATCCAAAAGACACTCGACATGAGAGTTGGAAGATACATGGCCCTCGTGGTGTTGACGTTCACGAAAATATCAACAGTCGTATAACAGTTAAATCTATCGTTAATGATAGAGATAGTATCTTGAAGATGTTGCCAAGGGTTGATTCAATCGCAGAGGCTAATGAAAAGAGGCTATCAATAGCTGTCGTCGAGCCTAGAGACACTGTTAAGTTTGCGTTAGAGAAGAACAAGAATATCAAGGAAGGTAATTCTTCTAAATCATATCCTTGGATTCCAAGGTTACACTTTAAAACTGGGTCTACAAACCATAAACTCCAGTTTCTTAATCAAGAGGTGTTTAAGAATATGAGCAAGAAATCTCATGGGTCTGTTGACCATATACTTGAGAAAATATCAGGTACTCCAAAACTGTTAGTTGGTAATATGTTTGCCTATAAAAATAACTGGTTAGTAGTGTCGGTATTTTAAATGGCAGAATTAGCACACAAACCGTGTCCTTATGTGTCGTGTGGCTCTTCTGATGCTTTCAGTTATAACACTGATGGTTATGGGAAGTGCCACGCTTGCAACCAAGGATATCCATCCAAACGAGAGATGTTTGACTGGGCAAAAGAGAAATACCCTACCAGTGGGAATAAGGAATGGGATGATATGAATGTGATAGATTATACACCTAAGAAGATAGAATCTGTTGAGTCAGGTCGTTACCAAGCCATGCGTGGTATCAATGCTACGACAATGGAAGACTATGGCGTAAAGACCTTCCCTGATCGTCAGGAATATGTATACCCCAGTGGGGGAATTAAGGTTCGTCGTCTTGATGAAAAGGCATTCTACACTAAAGATGGCTTCAAGGGTGATGAACTGTTTGGTATGAACTTGTTTACATCTGGGTCGTCCAAGATGGTAACCGTAACAGAGGGTGAACTAGATGCCCTGTCAGTGGCACAAATGCTTAAGAGTAGCTACACTAACCCTGTAGTCTCATTACCCTCTGCTACGCCATCTAAGAAGCTCTGGGAGAACTGTAAGGAATGGCTAGATGGGTTTGAGAAGATAATCCTGTCTGTCGATAATGATGACGCAGGTAATGCTCTTGCAGATCGTATGGCTAAGTTATTCCCTAACAAGGTCTATCGTGTACCACACGACAAATACAAAGATGCTAACGAGTTCCTACAGAATGGCGCACAGGCAGAGTTCAAGGGTGCATGGTGGAATGCCAAGAAGTATACACCTGAGAACATCCTGAACACCTCTGACCAGTTCTTGTCGTTGTATCATGATACACCAGAGCATGTATATGTAGAAACAGGTATCCAAGGTCTAGACGACAAAATCTTAGGTCTGATGCAAGGACACTTCACAGTGTTTAAAGCACCTACAGGTATCGGTAAGACAGAGCTAATGCGGTATCTGGAATATCGTATGATTACAAATGGTGTACCTATTGCTGCATGGCACTTAGAAGAAACCAAACTACGGTCTCTACTTGGTCTTGTGTCTTATCACTTGAACGACAATCTGACACGTAGGGATTTGATCGAAGAGAAAGGACGAGAAGAGGATGTCATACAGGCTATCAAAGATATCACTAAGGACGAGAACTTCTATCAGTTCTACTTAGGTGATGGTCAAGGGGCTGAAGATTTGATTGACCAGATCAGGTTCTTTAGTCAGGCATGTGGTTGTAAGTTTGTGTTCTTTGAGCCTATCCAAGATGTCATCTCTGGATCATCTGAGGAAAGCAAAGAACAACAGTTGGCTGACCTGTCAGTACGTCTGTCTAAACTTGCAGCAGAATTAAACGTAGGTATTGTCAGTATTGGTCACACTAACGAGAACGGTGACTTCAAGTATTGTAAGATGATTGGTCAACGTGCATCAGTTATCATCGACTTGTATCGTGACAAAGAAGCTGAAGACTTACAGGAACGCAACACAACGTATCTCAAGATTGAGAAGAACCGTCCATCCTCTGAGGAAGGCCAAGCAGGTAAGATGCGGTTCAACTACGATACGTTCACATTACGAGAGGTAATATAGTGCCAGTATTCGATATTGAAACAGACGGTCTGTTAGATCAGATGACAAAGATACACGTCCTGTCGTGGAAGGGTAACGATGGAAATGTGCATCATACACATGACTATGAGGCTATGCGTATCTTCTTCACGGAAGCACCTGTCCTCATTGGTCACAACATCATCAGGTTCGACATCCCTGCCGTGGAAAAGATACTTGGTATAGAAGTTAAGGCTCGTCTGATCGACACTCTACCTTTGTCGTGGTATCTTAATCATGATCGTATGAGACATGGGCTTGAGGGCTACGGAGAGGACTATGGAGTGCCTAAACCAGTTATCAAGGACTGGAACACCCTAACACCAGAAGAGTATGCTCACCGCTGCAATGAAGACGTTAAGATCAACACTCGTCTTTATCGTGACCTAGACCTTAAGTTAAACAAACTGTATCAGGACAGTGAAGACAAAGACCGCTTCATTGACTATCTGATGTTCAAGATGGACTGCGCTAGAGAGCAAGAGACCCTACGGTGGAAATTAGATGTAGACAAAGCTAAGGCCCACCTACAGGAATGGGAGACCCTGAAAGATGAAAAGACAGAAGCCCTCGCTGACGCAATGCCAAAACGTAATCTATTTGCAACACGACAAAAACCAAAAGTCATGCACAAGAAAGATGGTAGTCTATCTTCACATGGGGAACGCTGGGTTGAGCTTTGTAAGCAAGAACGGCAACCAGTATCTACACAAAGTCTGGTGGTTAAGGTGGGAGAAGAAAGGGCAAATCCTAACTCTGTGGAGCAAGTCAAAGATTGGCTCTTTAGTCTGGGGTGGAAACCTCGAACCTTCAAATTCTTAAGAGACAAGGTAACAGGTGATGAACGGAAATTGGAACAGGTACGGAAAGACGGAGAACTCTGTCCCTCAGTACGTGAACTGGTTGAACAGGAACCCTCTATTGCTTTGCTTGATGGCCTTAGTGTTCTTACCCATCGTATTGGTATCCTTAGATCAATGGTTGAGTCAGAAGACGATGGATACGTGCAAGCTACTATTGCAGGGTTCACTAACACACTCCGCTTTCGTCACGCCCGACCATTGGTCAACCTGCCATCAGTTGATAAACCCTACGGAGCAGAAATCAGAGGGTGCCTAACTGCACCTGAAGGTTACACTCTGTGTGGTGCTGATATGACATCGTTAGAGGATACGACGAAGAGACACTACATGAAACCACTAGACCCTGATTATGTCGCTGAGATGTCTAAGGATGGGTTTGACCCTCACCTTGACCTTGCTAAACACGCAGGTGTTATCACACAAGATGATATCGACAAGCACAATTCAGGGGAACGTAGCCTTAAGGCACTGCGTAAGAACTAC